GCTAAATGAATGAATTTTTTAAGAAATGGATAATAGAAACGCTAAATGATATGCCCTATGAGTTTACAGTATCAGATTTGTTGGCAAATATAGTAGAAAAGAGAGGAACTACCTCATATATAGGTAATTCTCAACAAATAGGCTACTATTTGTCAAAAAGAGAAGATTTAGTCACTAGAATAGGTGATGGTGTCTATAGGATGTTAGAAAAAGAGGAGGAATGAAGATGAAATACACAAAATATGTAATAGCAAAGGTAGAATATGATAGTGAAGAGACTTGGAAGGAAACTGAGAAGGATATTCAAGATATGATAGAAATGCTAACTAGTATAAAGAGAAAAGCAACGATTGTTGAGGTAACTCAAGGAGTAGATAAAAGTGTCAATGATGGATGAGACTAATAAGTTGCTAGAAGAGTTGCTAACTATGATAGCAAGAAGCAATAAGATATTGATGATGGTAAATATCGTGAACATAATAACCATTATAACAATAGTAACGGTGATAATATGAATAATGAAGAAATGAAAAAGAGAATAGAAGAATTAGAAAAGTTCAGCCTAAATGAAACAAAAAGGCTAGAAGAAAGAATCAGAGTATTGGAAAATGACTTAGATGATATGACTGAAAAAATTGAAGATGCCAACAAAGTTAGACGGGCTGTTGTGGAGATACAAGAGTTCCTAACAAAGAAGGCTAACGGCTACGATGTTAATTTTCATTCTTACTTGATAAGACTAAATAAGTGATTAATATGAAAGTAGTTTATGGCCATACAGATTCAATCTATGTTCAAGTAGATTCTGTAGCAAAGGCACAAATGATTTGTGCAGATATACAGGATAGTGTTAGAAAGCACTTTCCTAATGTTATGGGATTAGAACAGCACCCTGTTGTATTAGAGTTTGAGAAATACTATTCAGCATTAGGTGTCGGGACAACTAAGAATAGAAACGCAGGAATGATTACTTGGAAAGATGGAGATTGGTTAGAAGAAGCCGAGTTTGTCATGACAGGTTTTACTGCTAAAAGAGTTAGTGAAACAAAGTTAGCGAAAGAAGTTCAAACAGAGGTTTTGAAATGGTGGGTATCTCAAGAAACATTAGAACAAATCAACTCTAAACTAAGTAGTATCTTTAATGATGTTCTTAATGGTAATTATCCACTAGAGAATGTAATCAAAAGAAGCAGACTAAGAGAAGATAGATTTACAGTAAAATGTCCTCAATGTAAAACTAAGTATGATTTAAGAGAAATCAAAGAACTGAAATACTGTAAAAAATGTAGCGTTAGCCCTTCTAAGTTTAGAACATTAGAAGATAGAAACCCTAGCGTTGGTTCAGGAATAGCAGGTGTAATTTATGCTTGTCAAAACAACTTCAATACTTTTGATGATTCTTATCTTTATCTAAAAGTAATAAGTAAAGAAACCTTTACTCATCCTTTAACTAAGGAGAACAAACAAGTTCAGTATTTAGCAGGTTCTAATTACAAAGACTTTGAGGGTTCTTTGCCGGACTGGAAGCATTATGCAGAACAAGTAGTTAGAAAAGCAGAACCAATTTATCGTGCAATGGATTGGGACATATCTAACATACGAACAGGAACAATACAAAAAACACTAGGAGACTGGTTTTAATGAATTATGAAAATGAAATTAAAAATATGAAAGAATACACATACAAGTGGAAGCCCGAAAATTATGACAAACCAAATGAACCGATATTGAAGGTAAGCAAATCTTCATTGAGTTCTTTTGATTGGTGTCCTAAGAAATATGAATTTAACTACATACAAAGACTACCCCAAGATACCACAGATGCCATGCTAAAGGGAACAGTTCTTCACAACCATAGAGAAGATTTCTTTAATGTGTTTGACATAAAGAAAGCCAATACAATGAATGACCACGAAATACTAGAGTATTGCACTAGTCTTATGCCAATAGATGACTACTATGATATATCTTTAACTGTGGCGGCTTTTGAAGCACAGCGATTCATTGATGCTAAAAAAGAAAATAAAGTGCATGAATATCTACCTGCGGTAAATGAAGGTTTATTTGATGCTGAAATAACAGTAGAAGCAAACTGGAATGAGAAGTTTCCACTAAGTAGAGATTATGTGATACATATTCAAGGTATCATTGATAGAATATTTGTAGAAGATAATAAGATTATACTCTTCGAATACAAGACTGGTGGATGGAAAGACTACAAAGCAACTAACATGCGTAAAGAAATGGCCTTCTATCAACTACTATTAGAAAGTGCTAGTGATGCTGTATTAGAGAAATATGGTCTAAATAGAGACATGGAGATTTCCCATTGGGGTTGGTATTATCCTGTATCTAATCATGTTCAAGTAGAGCCTGTAAAAAAGCGAAGCATGACATCAGTAAAGAACAATCTTGCTAGGCTAATACACGCCTATGAACAAGACCATTTCTCTACAAAGTATTTCTACAAGACCTGCGCTCATTGTAGTTACTTTGGTATTTGTGAAGGTAACATGGAGAGTTGGATAGCATGAAATTACAATTTGATAACGGTGTCGCTAATATTGAATATGACACTTCTCCTAGTGGAGATAAATTTGCTAGAATCAAACTAAACGCTGATAATAAAAAAATAGACAATCTATTTTCTGAAGTTAGTGATTGGGTGAAAACACAAAAGATTGATGGCGAAGATTGTGAGCATACTGTCCTACTTATGAAGCATAAAGAACCTTATATGGTTGTATTCAAGAAGGTGATGATTGATGGATGAATTAATTATAAACAAAGTCCTTTCTAAAGATTGGACTTTTCAAGAAATTGCACAACTTCACGGAACTATTGATTCCTTGTCAAGTGAAATAGTAAGTGAGATATCTCTACGAGAGAGATTTGACCTTATCAAAGAGTTGCGGATAAAGGATAACCATGTAGGTATGCCTATAGAACAAGTAATATCAGAGTTAGTGTTAGTTAGCGTAAAAGTAGAAGTAGCGGAAAAAATAAGAATAATGCTTAACAAAGCAACAGTAAATTTTGGAGGTAATAAAAATGAAGTTTCCGAGAGAAATGTGGGCGGGAAGTCACATAAAAAACGCACCACAGATGAAAAGAATAATAGTGAAGAATAAGAAACAATTTCAAAGATTTGTTGCATCACACAATGGCAAAGCCAATGTCTATACTACAGTCTATGACTTTGAGGAGTTTAGTGAAACTGCTAAGGTTGATTCGTCTGTAATATTAAATAGAATATTTTTTGACTTTGATGCACACGAAGATGAACTTGCTGAAGCATGGGAAGATACTAAGTGTATGATTTCTTTTCTTAAAGATGCAAACTACAACTTGTTTTTCTCCGGCAGGGGATTTCATTTATTTGTGCATGGTGAACCTACTGATACCATAAGAAATATTCAGTTCTACTTTAGAAAGGCTAAGAACTATCTAGAAAGTATTAGAGGTTATAATACAACACTAGATGATAGAGTAGGACAGACTACTAGACTTAGAAGAATGCCTAATACTGTCAATATGTCAGCAACTAACAGTAGAGGAGAAATGCTATTCTGTATTCCCTTATGTGAGGATGACTTAGACCTATCAATAGAAGAAATACTGAACCTTGCCACTAAGCCTAGAAGCCCTGCTAAAAAAATAAATGGAAACCACAAGATAGTATTTCCTATATCTCCTCCTTTGAGAGAGATTGAGGGTGAGGTAAATGTTCCTAAAACGATAGGCTCAATGCCTATATTGCCTTGTTTGTATAATGCAATAATGACTGAAAATCCATCCCACTTATCTAGGGCGTATCTAGTATCTTGGTATAGAGATTTAATATCAGGCTATCAAGATTTGAAAACGATGAAAGATAAAGAAGATACCTTGAATTTGATAGTGGATGAACTAGAAAGAGTCT